CCGACGGCGAGGATCTTCCGTTCGTCCGCATTTGGGATCATGGATTCCAAGGACCGGGTGGATGGTACATCGAGAAGTCGCTCACGACGCTGGATCAGAAAGATCCCGTCTCGGAGTATAATAGCAAGCTGTGGAATAGCGGAGAGCAGGATGAAGCTCGAAAGCAGAAGCGGCGACTGAGCTACTACTCCAACATCCTTGTTGTGGATGATCCGGCTAACCCGGAGAAGAACGGCAAGGTCTTCTTGTTCAAGTATGGCAAGAAGATTTTCGACAAGATCCAGTCAGCCATCAGCCCTGAGTTTTCGACGGACGAAGCATTCGATCCGTTCAACCTCTGGACTGGCGCGAACTTCAAGCTGCGCGCGAAGAATGTGGCTGGCTACCGTAACTATGATTCCTCGGAGTTTGCTGCTCCGGGTGAGATTGGTGCGGACGACGCCGCGCGCGAGGAGCTTTGGAATCGAGAGTATTCCCTTCAGTCTCTCGTCGCGCCGAGTGAGTTCAAGTCGTATGCTGAACTCGAAGCCCGCCTGAATCAGGTACTTGGGCTTGATGGTCCCGCAGCCGCTCCCACGGCTGCACCGGCAGCCCCTCGCGCGGCTGCTGCGCCGTCACTACCGACAGCAGAGGAATCTCTGTCCGATAGTGATGATGGAGATGATGGATTGGACTTTTTCAACGATCTGCTTCAGGATTAGTTGATAGCCACATCTCCCCTTTAGAGCCCCCTTCCGCCTGGCGGAAGGGGGTTTCTCGTTTTGTTTGCGTTTTTCTTACATTTGTGTGACATCTCCCAATTTTTTAGTTTTTACATCTACATAGTGCATCACGAATCTGTAAAGGAGTTGTAACGCTATGAAGAAGATGTTAATGGTTTTGTTTTTGATTTGTTTTGTTGTTCCTGTTGCGAGTGCGGAAGAGGATGAATGGAAGATTAGTTGGGATAAGAACCTGAAGTTTAGTAAGACTGACGGAAGCACCGAGATCAAACTTGGTGGTAGAATCCAGCAGGACTTTGCTGTCCTTGCTCCTTCAAATGGGCTAAAGAATAAGGTGCCATTGAATGATGATGCTGGATTTGGTACAGAGTTTCGTCGAGTTCGTATTGCTCTGGCTGGTAAGTTTGTAGAGAATGTTATTTTCAAGACACAATACGACTTTGCTTCAAAGGGAAATCCTGTAGACGATGACACTCCCGGTTTCAAAGATGTTTACATTGGTGTCAAAGGCATTCCTTATTTTGGAACGATTAAGGTTGGGCACATGAAGGAACCGTTGGGTCAGGAGATGATGCAGAGCAGCAATGATCTGACCTTCATGGAGCGTGGATTATCTTATATGTTTGTCTCCGATCGAAACACGGGTATTCGCGCAGAGAACACTGCTTTTGACAAGAACCTCACATGGCAAGCAGGTGCCTTTGTTCCTTCTGGTGACAAGGGATATAATCCACCACGAAACGATGAGTTTCATTTGACTGCTCGTGTGACTGGAACTCCAATCTTCGAGATGGACGAGAAGTCTGCTCACATTGTTCATCTTGGATTGGGATCAACCTATCAGTTTGGAAAGAACACTCTTCAACGATTTGCTGCTCGACCCGAATCTGACATTGCTGGTAAGTATATCAACACCGGAGTATTCGAGCGTGGTGACAGATTTACCTTTGGAGCAGAAGCAGGATACGTCTATGATTCATTCGCACTTCAGGGTGAATACATGGGAACGAGTCTGGAAAGCAGCTATCTACATGGTGGATACGCAGAGGCTAGTTATTATCTAACTGGAGAACATCGAAACTATAATCGAAATCTCGGCAAGTTCAATAACCGAGTCGATCCACTCGATAAGAAGATTGGAGCTTGGCAAGTCGCAACACGCTTCTCATATCTTGACGCGAACGACAATGATATTCGTGGTGGAACCGAGAAGAATGTGACAGCAGGCGTCAACTGGTTCTATCGAAAGAACCTGAAGATTTCACTAAATTATGTTTGGGCTGATATTGCTCCCGGCGGTGATTTGAATATCGTTCAAGCAAGAACACAGATTTTGTTTTAGGAGATAGCTATGAGAAAGTTACTTTGTTTTATTGTATTTGGTATTTTGGCTACGACACCAGCGATTGCGAATAACCATGATCGACAGATCAGAATCGTTGGATCATCTACAGTGTATCCATTCTCTTCTGTTGTCGCAGAGAAGTTTGGTCGAAAGACTGATTTCAAGACACCTGTTATTGAATCAACTGGAACGGGTGGTGGAATGAAGTTGTTCTGCGCTGAAGTGGGTGGAAACAATCCTATTGACATTACCAACGCATCTCGTCGTATCAAGCAGAGCGAGATTGATATGTGTAATTCCAATGGCGTCACCGAGATTGATGAGGTGATGATTGGTTTTGATGGAATCGTGATTGCCAATGCCAAGGAGTCGAAGCGGTATTCACTTACACTACGCGATGTGTTTCTTGCTCTTGCCAAGAATGTTCCTAACGAATCAAATGAGCTTGTTGAAAACCCATACACAAGTTGGGCAGAGATCAATCCAACACTTCCTGATGTAAAGATCGAAGTGTTTGGCCCCCCTCCCACAAGCGGAACTCGTGACGCATTTGTTGAGCTTGCGATGGAGGGTGGGTGTAAGACTTTTCCTTTCATCAAGGATTTGAAGAAAATCGACAAGGCACAATATAAGAATATCTGCCACGATATTCGAGAAGATGGAAAGTTCATTGAAGCAGGTGAGAATGATAATCTGATTGTTCAGAAGCTAAACGCGAATCCAACTGCTTTAGGTATCTTTGGATTTTCGTTTTTGGATCAGAACGCAGATAAGATTCAGGGTAGTCTCGTAAACGGAAACGAGCCCACCTTCGAGAACATCGCTGATGGATCTTATCCTATTTCGCGCGCACTTTATTTCTATGTAAAGACTGCTCATTATAGCAAGGTTGAAGGTCTTCGTGAGTTCGTCGAAGAGTTTACTTCGGATGGTGCCATCGGTGTGGATGGTTATCTATCAGATCGAGGGCTGATTCCTGCTGGTGACTAATCAAAATAAACAGAAGAGATACTCCAAACCCCCTTCCTCGGAAGGGGGTTTCTTTTTTTGTGCTAAATAGTTCTATGGCATACAAAGGACGATGGGCACCGAAGAATCCAGAGAAATACGAAGGCGATCCGAATAAGATTATCTTTCGCTCGCTGTGGGAGAGAGCTGCGTTCAAATGGTGCGACGACAATTCCAAAATCAAATTTTGGAATAGCGAAGAGACGGTAATACCCTATCGCAATGCGGTGGATGGTAAGATCAGACGCTACTATATGGATTTGAAGATCACATGGACAGACGGGACCACCACACTCGTCGAGATCAAGCCGGAGAAACAAACAAAGCCTCCAAAGAAACCTCAAAGACAGAGCAGACGATATTTGAAAGAAGTTAGATCATATGCCATGAATATGTCCAAGTGGGAGGCTGCGAAACAATACGCAGAAAGTCGCGGGTGGAAGTTTGAGGTCTGGACAGAAAAACACCTTCAATCCCTCGGAATGAAGATATACAGGTAGAGTAATGGCAGGAATTAATTTTAGTAAAATACTTGTGGCCGCCGCAGAAAACAAAGTGTTTAGTATGGCAGTTCAGACTGCCAATCGCTGGTTTTTTGCGAAAACGAGACAGTTTCGGCGTAACATCACTATTCCAGATCAGGGACTTGACACTAATCAAGATGGAAAAACTGCTCCTCGTATAAAATACGTCATGGTGGGGAATCTCTTTTTCTTTAATTACGACCCAAAAGGTAAGAAAACTTTACCCTACTATGACAGATTTCCGCTTGTTTTGCCATTAGAAGTCACCAAAGAAGGTATATTAGGTATAAATTTTCATTACCTTGATCCTTATCATCGTGCATTATTGATGGATCGTATTCTGGAGGCATTTGAGGCGGAAACAGATGAAAGAAGAGTGCTGAATCGTTTCAGATTTTCATATCAAACACTCGAATCCTTTGGTTCTCGGTATAAATACTACAAGCCAGCAATTAAGAGGTATTTGTTTTCCAACATGCGATCTAGAATGCTACAGATTGACGAAGAAGAGTGGAAAGTTGCATTATTTCTTCCCGTTCATCGTTTTGTTGGAGCAAAACCAAATGAAATTTGGTTGGAAAGTAAAAAACAGTATAATAAGGGGTAAGAGATGCCACTTAACATGAATGAATTCAAGTCTGAAGTCAGTCGCCGAGGAGGATTGGCTCGCGAATCTCATTTTCGTGTTCTGATTACAGGTGGGGTGCTTAAAACATCATCAGCAAGAGCTTTAGCTTTCTTGGTGCATGGAGCGCAGATCCCTGCAAGAATGTTAGCCACAGCCGACATTTATACACATGGACCACAAGTCAAACATCCATATCTGAATATCTATGATGATATGTCTTTGAACATTCGTTGTTTGAATGGAAATCTTTTTCCTCGTGATCTTTTCGATGAATGGCAAAATATGATTGTGAGCAGCTACAATAATCGAGTTAATTACTTTGATCAATATGTTTGCGATATGGAAATTGAGCAATATGATGAGCGCGAAAACGTAACATTTGCTGTAAAGTTAATTGATGCTTATCCCATTCAAGTGGCTCCAATGACGCTAGATCATGGATCAACAAATTATCATAATCTAAATGTAATGTTCGCGTATCGTCGTTGGCAGATGCAGCCGCTTCCGCTTACGCCGTTCGGAAACAATCTTGCAATTAACGCACTCTATCCAAACTTTGATTTTGGTGGTCTTATTGATCAGTTTGGAATGGGTGTAGTAAATAGAGCAGATGGGCAGTTCTTGACTGGAGTTCAGAAGGGCGGCTCGTTCTTGACAAATATTGTTTAATATGAGAGGTTATTATGGCACTACCGAAACTTGATCATCCTACATTCACTATGAAAGTTCCCAGCACACAACAGGAGGTTGTATACAGAGCGTTTATTGTTAAGGAAGAGAAGATTCTTATGCTCGCGCAGGAGGATGGAGATCCCAAAGCAATCGCGAGAGCGGTAAAGCAGGTTCTCAACAACTGCATCATCTCTGGTGACGTAGACATTGACCATCTTGCGAGCTTCGATGTGGATTATATGTTCCTTCAGCTCCGCGCACGCAGCGTTGGTGAAACTGTAGACTTGAGTATTCCCTGCGAAGAATGCGAAACTGCTATTATGTTTGAGGTTGACTTGAACGCAGTCGAAGTTAAGAGCAAAGGTGATATGCCTGATCCAAACATCAAGCTAACGGATACGGTAGGTATCGTGCTTCGGTGGCCTGAGATTGACGATGCGGGTGATATTGGTGCAGAGGATAAGGGAGAGATCGAGAAAGCGTTTAGCCTCATTGCAGCCTGTGTTGAACAGATTTACGACGCAGATAATGTCTATAGCAAATCTGATGTGTCTTTGAAGGAGATTGAAGAGTGGCTTCAGGATTTGACTCAGGAGCAGTTCGAGAAAATACGAGATTTCTTTGATGAAATGCCGAAGGTAGTTGCAGAAACAGATATTAAATGTGGCAAATGTTCACATAAACAGAAAGTAACGATTGAGGGGATGCAGAATTTTTTCGGCTAATGCTCGGACACGATTCGTTGGTGAATCATTATAGAGTCAACTTTGCTTTAATGCAACACCACAAATACTCGCTGACCGAGCTTGAAAATATGTATCCCTACGAAAGATCAATATACGTTTTGCTTTTACAAGAATTCATCAAAGAGCAAGAAGAAGAGCTTAATCGTAATAGGAGATACTAATGCCTGGAGTGTTACCAACAATCGCAGGAAGTGGAGCAAGAGCCATTTCAACAATGGCTGCTCCCGCGTTGCTACCCATTAACAATGCAATGTCGGTTTTGATGAATCCGACAAGGTCTATGGATCTTCCTCCCGGTCTGTCGATTGCAGGATCATTTCTCAGTGATTCTGCAAGTGCTATTGGTGGAGCGATGTCTGGTGTTATATCAGGGAAGCGCGCTCCGAAACCTGGTACCATGATGAACGCCCTTAGGGGAATGGGCAAAGGTAAACCAGACAACGCTGTAGAAGAAATCTCAGACAACACAGAGAAGTCTGCTGATATTATGGAAAAGTATCTTCCCGAGTTGGGAGGAATAAGTCCACTGGTTGGCTCCATCGAGTCTCTTGTCCTTCAGTTAGAAAATTTGATCGAAGTTCTTCGCCCTAAAGGAAAATTAGCGAAGAAAGGTAAGTCCGCGGCCAAGGCAGCATCAGGCTTTCTCGGCGCGACCGGCCGTAAGTTGTCTGGCTTCTTCGGGCAATCCGAGGAAGACAAAATGGAAGCGGAGCGGAGTAAGGGTGAGGGTGAGCCCGAACAGCTCTCTTTCGATTTTGATAAAAAGGAAGAGAAGAGCGGTGGCTTTCTTGGTGATTTGCTGAAAGGCCTTACTCTTGCTGGCCTAGGTATGAAACTAAAGTCACTATCGGGAACTATTCTAAAGTTTTTTCTGGGTATACCTGGACTCATTCTTAAAGGATTGAAATTCGTGTTCATAGAGGGTATAACTCTGATGGCTAGGGGGCTGATGACCGCTCTTCGCGTCCTCTTTAGTCCAAGAGCATTGATAAGAGGAATAGGGAGAGTGCTTGGTGCGATGAATCCTATTCTCTTAATCGGGACCGCAATATGGCAGTTCTTTGATGGGTTCTTCAATGAGTTTTTCAGCCCAGAAGGAACACTATGGTCTTCCATCTGGGCTGGATTCGTGGAAATCTTCGACTTCTTCACGTTCGGATTGTTTGGTGATAAGGAAAAGATGGTAGAGTTTGGACGGCAGATTCCAGATAAGATTGAAGAATGGTGGGGGTCGCTGATGGTGAGTCTGGACTCGCTCGGGGAATGGTTATCTACAACTTGGACAGAGTTGACCACAGACTTCAAAGCGTGGTGGGAAAACTTTTCGTTCACAGAGCTGTTAGACAAAATGTGGACTAGTGTAACGACATGGTTTGAAAACGAGAACCAAGGATATGCCAAACTCGGTCACTATCTCATCCCGAAGATCCAGTTACTCGGAGAAGTGATTGGCAACTGGGTTTCGGGAGTGATTGATGACTTTATGCTTGGCGCAGCCAACGCTGGAAAAGACCTCGCAGCCCTTCTGAATAATGCTTTCCACGTTCCTATGGCGCTGCTCGGGCAGAAGATTCAAAACGCAGGGCTCGCGATGGAGCAGGAAGCTGGAGTATCCAGTTGGCCGCTCAGCACAGTCTTGGATAAGATCGGCGCGAAGCTGGTATCTATTGGTTCTGGAATCATGTCCAATCATGCGGATAAGATTGTTGACAGATCAGCTCCAATGCGCCCGTCCACATCTACAGATCCGGGCTCTTTAAGGGCATCTCCTGGCTCTGAGGGAGGTTCGAGTGATATGGGATATGATGTTCCTATTCAGAGCTACCAATCCAATTACTACTCAGAATCGGTCAACTACTCTCCTGTTGTACCAGTTCAACACACATCAGCCTTTGGGGAATAGCAATGGCAATAGAACCAGAAGATAACGACGCATCGGGCAACGCCGGGAATCCAGATACAAATGTTCTTACCGACGCTACTAATAAGTTATCAGAGATAACGCAACAAGGAACAACTCCGCTTGCGTCTCTTTATGATAACAAATATAAGAATGTGTTTCTGCAATTTCCTAAAAGGATTGAAAGTGCAGAAGAGAACACTTGGATTCGTTTTAATATTAAAGAAATGAAAGGTGTTGCTATCAAAAAATATCCATCGCGAGATTTATTCGCTGAACAATCTAACGGGGGGATTATTAATAAACTCGTTTCGGCTGGTGTGGATAAAGCATCTGCTTTAACAAAAACTGCCATTCAAGCTCCAGTAGCGATTGCCAAGGGTGTTACAAATCAATTTCTTAGTGAACTTCCGCCTGGGTTATCTGATATTGCACGAGGATTATTCGAATCTAAAGATGCCTCTAGGATGAAAAAAGATTCACTGGCTGCGATTGTTCTATATGCTCCTGTAAATCAGCAGGTTTCATCTGCGTTTACTTGGGAGCAGATGGACACAAAAGCTGGTGGAGGAGCAATTAAAGATGCGCTTGGCGGCGGAGGATTAAAGGACAATGCTGTAATCAAAGGACTCATTAATAATTTTGGTAGAGTTGGAGCAGGTAAGGTAGGAGCCGTTGTTGGAGGTTTGACTGGAACCTCATCTGAAGCTGGCGAACAGCTCGTTCTCCGAAACGTGAACGCGGCCTATAATAATCAGCTCACTGCATTCTTCAAAGGTGTAGCGTTTCGAACTATTCGGTTTAGCTTTGTTCTTGCTCCAAGAAATTCAGCAGATGCGCGTGAGATTCAAAAAATTATTCAAATGTTCAAGTATGCTGCTGCTCCTGGGCTTGAGGATGGAGAAGCAGGATTGTTTTTCTCTTATCCGCAAGTGTTTGATATTGAGTTTCATAATCAGAAAGAAACGCAGAAATATATGGAATCTGCTCT